TTTATACCTTGCGAAAACGTCTATATGCAAGCTTCATGCCTTCATACACTGTGTCTTTCTCAATGCTACGCATCTTATTTGACATTGGGTTATCGCCTGCTCGGCCTGCTGTTGGACCTAGGTCTGTAGCTGGCTGGCTAGTTGCGCCCTTAGGAAAATAGTCTTGTCCGTCTGTGTATGCTTGATCGTTGTAGCCATTCTGTAGATCATCTTGTAACTGGCCTGCTACTTCAAAGTCTCTGCCTTGCTTGAAGCCTTGGCGTGCAAGTGCGATAACAATCTCATCGTTACGTGCTGCTGGCACCAATACTTCGTCTTGTGGGCCAAAATCTAGTTCTGCACCAAGTATGTCAGCCATTGCGTAATATGCTTTTTCGTCTGCGATTTCGTATGCAACGATTTCACCAGAGGCTAGACCGTCAAAATTGTCATCAAATTTATCTTCTTCAAATTCAGAGGAAGAAAATTCTCGACCAACGTGTGTATTCTTACTAGGATCCGAAAGTTCGGCTTCTTCTAGCTCTTCTTCGGCAGTCTCGTCATCGTCTGTTGATTCAGTTTCGATGAGTGCAAGCCCTGCTAGTTTACGTAGCTCATTCATATCAACTACTGATTCAAAGCGGTTTGTATTACCAATCTCACGCTCAAATTCATCATTGAAATCATACTCGTCGTCGTCGCCGAGATCGACCATTGCGTCGTCATCGTAGCTAAATTCATCTTCTTCGTCGCCTGGGCCTTGCTCGCCAAGTCGATATGTCTTTTCCATTGCGTTTGGATCGTCGGAATCTTCATCTATTTCGTTGTCTAGGTGAATGTAACCGCCATATTGTTCGCCTGACCTGTCAATCTTTTCAAGCCATGCACCGATCTTCTCTGCTCTTTCAGGCTCGATGTCTACACTAAATTCAACGATGCCGTCGCCGTCATCGTTTACTTGGGCACCGAGGTTGTTAAACATATTACGAACTGCCCTTGAATTCATTAGGCCGTCTCTACCTGAGAATAAAACCCTCTGTGTGCCTTCGATTGCATCTTCATCTACTGATTCGCCTGGATACTTTGCAGTCCAGTCATCGAATGTTTCGTCATCGAAGTTTGTCTCGCCGCTGTATGTGCCTTCGTCATCATTGTCTACAACGCGATCATTATCAAACGGCTCGGAAGTGCGAACACTAACGTTTCCTGAGTTATCCCAATGCCCGTCGTCATCTTCATCGGTGTCGTATTCGCCATCGCCGTCACGATCCTTAGGTGGGAGTAGTAGGTCTTCGCGAGCAAAATCTTCTTCGACATCATCTTCGCGTACCATGTCAACATTTTCGTCAGCGTGAGTGAATGGACTGCATTCGCCGTCGTCGTTATTTTCGACATCTACGTCGCAATCTTCAGCTACTCGAATGCCTGCGGCAATCTGCATATCTCTAAGTTCTTTGTCCATCGTTTGTTCCTCTAATTCCTCTTCGTCGTCTTCGGGCTCGTTATCCGCTGAACCAACTAATTTTTGTTTGTCATCTTTGCGGAACAAATACTTGTCTGGTCCGTCTTTCATTGTAGCATAAGGAGCTTCCGTAATAGCTTTATTATATGCTTCTATAATAGCCTTTAGCTCAGTCATGTGCGGCTCTTTAGCCATTACTTTCTTGGCTTCCTTGCGTCTTTAGTGAATACGCTTGGGCCGCCGTTCTCGCCAACGTCTGGAGTTGCAACACTTGTGTTGTCAACTGCTGTCTTCTGCATCAACGGATTCTCTACTTCAACCACTGGGCGCGCTTTTTGCGTGTCGCTTAGTTCTTTCAAAAACTTGTCGTTATACTTCTTGCCATAATCTGGCTTCTCGTCGTCTTCGTATTCTGTGCCGAGGCGCGCAACGTAATTTTCGTCCTTGCCTGCACGAATAGCAACCGCTTCGTCATTGTATACGTCACGCGGATCATACTTGTTATAAACTGCAATCTCTTGCTGGTTGATAGCAACTTTGTCGCTGATATACATGCGTAGTTCATCTACGGTAACTGGGTAGCCTAAGACGATTTCGCAAGTAAACACCTTGCTGTTACGCACGTTAGGAAAATCTAGTGGCGACTTTTGAATTGGTGATTGTGTGAATTTGCTAATAGATCGCAGGTCAAATTTTGCTAGGGCGTCTTCCAACGCGCCTTTTTGGCCTGCTTCTAGGTCATTCACGGCGAGTTTTATACGATACGTATATTCTCGCGCGGATTCTACCAAGTAATAGTCTTTAAATTGATCGGTCATTGCAATGAGTTCCTCATCTTATTTGTAGTATTTATCTAATCCTGCAGATAATACCGCTGTTAATCTTCGCGCTGAATGTGTAAGTGCTTCAGTAATTCGTTGCGATCAAATTCTGTACCTGTATCGCCGTAGCCATCTTCATCGCCACCGCCGGCCAAACGATCCATTCTCATCTTTTTAAGCTGTAGATCAATAGTTTTTAGCTTGCGATTGATTTTTGCTTCTTTGGCTTCGAGCGATGTTTTTAGCATAGTAGCAGCGACTTCCATCATTCGACCACTGTGGGCATCGGACATATTCATTGCAAGGTCTTTTAGCTCTGCGTAGGATTCTAAGGCTTCCTGCGCGATCTCGTCCATCTCAACGTCACTGTTGTCAAGCTGGGATACAGTCGCAAGAGCGTGTTCGATTTTTTCGGCGATGGTCAATGCGTTTAATATTTGCACAGGGGAATTTTCGCCTTCGGTTATCTCGGTAGATTCAACAGGCTCTTCCTTCGTGATAGCTTGTGCTTCTAGCGCCTCTTTGATAGGCGGAATGTCGAACGTCTCCTCCAGCGATTTTGTCATTAGTAATCTCCCGTTATAAGTGTATTTATCACTACAGCGGCAGAATTATACTATGCGTGATTACTTTTTCTTCTTTTTGCTACCAAAAAGTTCGTTTTCGTTTATGACACGAAACGTTAGGCCATGATTTTTGCAAAATGCTACCGCGGCACGCCACTTGGCAGCGTTGACAGCGAGGCGTAATTTATCGCCGCGGGACTTTGCCTCCGTGAGATGCGTTTCCTTACGGGGCTTAATCTCAATCAATTCTTGTCTGCGCTTGCCGTGCTTGTCTTCATACACAAGCAAAAAGTCTGGGGTATACATTGACACCTTGTTAGACAGCGGATTCATATAAGGAATTTTTATTGCTTCGCTTGCCCAGCTAACAATGTTAGGATGATTGTCGGCCATGCGCATAAAAACGAGTTCCCAGCTACTTCGGTATCGAGGTGCTGTCTGGCCTTTATACTTTTCTGGATTCGTCGGAGTATAAATACCCTGCGAATATTTTGAACCCCTGGCCATTATGCTAGCAAATATCGGGACCGCAAACTTTTGCCGTTGTCGATATTTTGTGAGCCACCTAGTTGGCTGCTGCCATCGCGCAATTGATTTATATAGGTATACGCCGAGTTAGATACAAGCGCCATCTTTGTTACGTCGGTTGTTTTTATAAGCGACATGACACCGACGCCCTGTGCCTGTGCTGCATCGACTAGCACCATTGCCATTGCCTTAGCTGCAAACGGCTCTGCGCCCGAATTTTGCATATGCATAAGTGCCGATTGGTAGTCAGATATTTTTACTGACGCTGGTGTTAGCGTGTTAGCTAGCCGCTGCGTATCTGCGGGCTGTGCAACCTCACCGCCGAGACCACCTTTGACTGTATTCGCAAGCGAGCCGCTGCTTTGCCTAGCGGAAACCTCCGCTCCTAAGAATCTGACAAGACTGGTACTAGTTCTATTAGCAGCCATTATGTTTCACTCGGAGCCGTTGTTGTAGGCTCTGGATTGACTATGCCAGTTACGACGGTTGTTACGCCTGCAGAGACGCCAGCTTGGAAATTATCTCTTGTGCGATTTACTGCCGTACGAGAAATTCGATTTGCTGTGGTGCGTAATGCTTGCAGCGGGTCAGGATTAAAGCTAACCGTGCCGCCGAAAATACTTGCGGCAGCAACGGTGCCGATTGCGTTAGGTATAGATCCTATGACGCCGCCAATGTCATCTTGAATACGCTGTACGTTTGTTTGCCCGATTACGCCCGAAACTACCTTGCCTAGTGGCGAAGAAATAAATCTGTTTGAAATCGCGCTGTATGCATCTGCACCAAACGCACCTGGGCCGCAGGTAGTTGTGTTCGGAAAACTAGCCTGATTTGATGCTGAGACATTACGTCCTAGCACTGGTGTACGAATTGTAATAAGATTTGCTAGCTCATTGAAATCGCCGTAGCGGAAAAGTTCTAGCTCGTCGGAGTTTAGGCGCTCGTTTACGTTAGCATATACAACACCTTCGTAAGCAAAATCAAAGTTCATTTGTACTAGCCCCGAACTGTCTTCGTAGTCTAGCGTGTCGTGCGTAAATGATGTTACACGCGGATGCACAATCTCTGTACGAGAAAACTTGCTACCGTGTATTTGGAAAATTTCGATGCTTTCGATTAGGTACTTATGATTGCCTACTCGTTTTGAGTTATAACCGAAGTTGTCATTGAAACGATCAGTAATAATATCGTTCTCATATTCCATTTGATTTCGTTCGGGACTCTTTGCGCCACCACCTGCAAACGCCTCAAAGAATGCACCTAGGAATGTTGTAGATCCTGCGGTGCCGGCGCCTAATTTTTCAGGTGCTACACCATCACGGAAATAATATTCATAATACATTTCCCATAAACGTAATGTTCGACCTTCTACGCTGTCGTGCAAGGTCATACTGACTGGGTTGTATGATATGGCTGTTTGGGAGATACGCTTTTTGTTATATTGATTTAGCGTCTCTGTCTCGATGTTCATCGACGGCATCGTAACTGACTTGACCATTGTGTGAACAATGTCTCGATCATTTCGTGTTAGGAATTTGTCGACGTATCGAAGGACTTCGGGTGACTGGTTAAAGTTTATGCGAAGGAAAAACTCAAACTTGTGTCGTGGTGTGCCGTTGCTAAGGTCAGCCTTATTGAAGCCATAGGCATTAGCGGCATGTCGAGAATCACGTAGGTGTACGTTTTGATCGAATATGCCGCCAAAGATGCCTTCAAAGCTCTTGGCCAAGGTATTATCCTACCGCTGTGCCGCCAGTGAAGCCGCTCAAAATATTCGGGAACGGATCGCCACCAACTGTTGTACCATCGTTGTCGTTTGGACCACTTAGGAGTGTTGCGTTATCGTAACGTACTGTCATATTGATACGCATTATTTCAGCGCCACTCTCGTAGTTAAATTCATTGTTAACAACGTTAGTTAGGAAACAGCCATCTAGCTGCCATGATTCTAGCTCTTCGCCGTTTGTACCATCGAGTGAGTGAATTTGCATACCAAACTTATAGTTTGTACCTGCAACTGGACCAATCTGCTCAAAGTGGTTTAGCTGACGCTGAACCTGCGAGTGGACTGCGGATGTCGTAGCATTAGTAATATCGTCTCGTAGGACTACATCAATTGTTGCCCATTCATGCTTGCCCATTGCGTATGCAATTGAGTTATAAGAATGTATAGGAATCTCTTGGTATGTTAGTCCAGGGCGTTGAACAGATACGACGTTTGCTGTTAATTCGCGTAGGTTATTGTTAGTGCCGAAGTTATTGAAGATAATACGAAAGCGATACATCAGCTTAGGCTGAAGCATACCCAATTTATTACCGTCTAACGGGACACCAAATTTACTTAAATCTGCCATTTATAATGTTCTCCTCTGAACAATTCTATAATGTTATTTATCACTTTCGCCAATTTATTTTTCCTGCCAAAAAAATACGCCCCGCAGGGCGTATTTTCTCTTGTGGATCCTTTCTATTATAGGTTCAAATCGTCGCCGGTGTTCTGGATTCGAATTGGAATAAAGATGAACTCGATAGACTTAACTGGTTGTACAGCTATGTCGATCCATAGTTCGTTACGATCAATACGTGCTGGTGAGTTGTTGCTCTCATCAACTACTACCAAGAAGTCCTGTAGACCACGCAAAGTTACTAGTTCTGCTAGGAACGAGTTGAATGCTTCCTTAACTGCGCCGCGTGTTATGCTATCGTTTGGCTCAAACATAAATGGCTGTGCTAGTTGGTCTGCTTGGAAGCGAATGTAGTTGATCAAACGTGCTACGTTTACGCGATCCAAAGCGGAAACTACTGGGTGGCGTGTTTTTTGACCGTATACAACAATACCTCTGTTAGGAATGCTTGCAATTGGGTTTACGTTGTTTAGATACAGTGTGCCGCGCTGGCCTTCATTTAGAGATGCAACAACGAACTCGTCTGAATCGTTCAAGTAACCTACTGCTGAAGCGTTGCTAACAACACCACGTGCGAAACCTGCTGGAGCATACCATGGATACGATACTTGGTCGTTGTAGGCCATTGTACGTAGGATCATGTGGCTAGCTGGTACTACTACTTCGCTGCCGTCTGTGTTGGTAGACAGGCCGCTTGGGTAGTAAACACCTAGGTTTGCATTGGCTGTTACTAGACCATCGTCGCCATTGCCTGCTGCGCCGTTGCTGTTAGAAGCCCATGCTTGTAGCGATGTTGTGTTAGATGCTAGGTGGAATGGTGAGTCGCCTAGAACAAATGCTTGCTCTTTGCGATCTACGTTCAACGTAATCATCTCGTCCATTAGCTCTGGGAAGCCCGGAGCAGCAATCAAGTTATAAAAGATTGTGTCATCGCGCACTTCTTCGTTGCCAATAATAACCGCTGCAATAGCGTCTATTACTACTTTTTTCTGTGCGTCTGCGCCTGCGATCAAGCTACCGTCTGTTGCGTTGCCACTAGCGGAAACCCAACGATCAACTAGTACTGTTGGTCCAGTTGTATATGTTGCGTCTTCTGTCCATACCTTAACGTTACGTCCACTGTATCGTGTGTTAAACAGTAGAGTGCCGCCTGGGTATAGTAGCGGATCAGGACGGTCGCCGTCCAAGTCAGGATCACCAGCACTCGCGCCGTTGTTAACGCCGTTGCCTAGACCTGCTGTTACTGGCGCTGGTCGTGCATCTGCAAACACAACACCTAGTGTGGTTGTTTGATCTGTGTTGTCAACTAGTACCCATGCACCTGCTGTGCGACGGTACATAACTGGGTAGTTGGCAACTTGATCTGTCTCAACCCAAAGGTCGCCATTCGAAGGTGATGTTGGTGCATCGCTTTGAACAGATACAGTGCCTGCGAAATCATCCCAAACACCTGTGCCTGTGTTGACAAGGATGTCAACGATAAAGCTTGGGTCATACCAGTATGTGCCTGCTGTTACTGCGCCAACTGGTTGTGTCGTATCTTGCTCAATTGATGCAATCGGTGCAAAGTTAGACGTTGTATATGTTCCTGCAGGACTTTGTGTGCCTACGTTTAGGAACAATTCGCCTGCGATTGAAGCTGTAAATGCAGAAAGTGCAATATCGCGTCCGTCTGTTGCTGTTAGGATAAGTTGACCAGTAGTTGATTTACTTGCTATAACGCCCGCACCTGTTAGTGCTGCATCAGCGTTCAATGCAATTACTAGCGCATCAATATCTGCAATCGCTGCCAAATCGCCTACGGTTACTCCATTAAGATCAAACGTCGTTGGAGTGTCATCTGTGATTGGGAATGTTGCTGGTGACCCGCCGGTTACTACCACTGTTGATGCACCATTGTGAATCTCTAGTGCAACATCAGCAACCGAAGTAACCTGTGGCGTGTGTACTGCTTCTTCTACGCCTGTATATGCATCTATCGAATCAGTAAATCCTACTACTGTTCCTGCTGTAATAGCAGCGGAAGAAACGCCTGTCTTGGCGTAGTAACTTACGTGGTTGTTAGCAATAGTAATCGTTCCGTTGCTTACAAATTGTCCTAGTGTGGAATCATAATGACTTATATCAGTACTTAGGCCACCGTTTGGAGTTGTTGTTTTGAGCCAGTACGAACTTGTATCTAGCGGCGTAGAGTTATCACTTTGCAATGTTGGAACAAAGGTGTGCGGAGACCATTGATAATCATTTGTGCCAACTGCGCGCCATGCTGCACTACCAACAATCTCCCAAAAGCCTGTTGATGCAAGCTTCTGCATGTATTGGAAGTTACCTGCGCTATCGAAGTTTACAATGAACGAACCTAGTGCATAACCACTTGATGGTTCTGCCTGGTTAACAGTAATTAGGTTAGCAAGGTCACCATTCTCGTCACCGAGAACGTTTGTTGTCGTTACGGCTGTCCATACGCCTGCGCTAGCCCATTTAAATAGACCTGGGACAAAATTATTTAGATTGTTCCAATATGCATCGTTTGCTGGCGCCGCTGTTGGTGCTACGCTGGTTGGATCCAATTCGTTTAGATCAACATCTGCACGAATAACATATGCTCGGTTAGCTGCGCCCAAGTATGAGTATGCTGCTAGCAAGCCGTATTCGTTCAACGGATAACCGTTCTGTGCTGTTCCGCCGATTTCGTTGAAATCAGGATCACCAAAGGTTTGTAGTAGCTCGCGTTGGCTGCTAATCAAGTATAGCGAATCCGCTGTAGCGGCTGTTGTGCCTGGCGCTGTTGCTGTGCCGTCAGGTGTTAATTTGTCTTGCTTGGTAGCAATAAATATGAGTGGGACTGTTCCTGGACCTGCGGAAGCAAAAAAGCTCTCGTCAGTAACTGAAACTTGTACACCTGGTGATACTAGGACCATCGTAAATTCTCCTCTTTTGAATTCTGCGCTAAATAGTTCGTTAGCTCTATATCTTATATTTATCAAAACGTACTGTTTTTGTGGTAAATACAAACAGTATACACGTTATAAGGTAACTAACCCTCATGAATGATAAGCGATCAATTAAAAGTCTCGGTAACATGATCGAAACTAACGCTGTTGTCGTTGGTCAACAAAATAAACGCGAAGCACACAATTTAGCTATTCGCAAATCTCTGAAAGAATACTATGGATCTCCTGCTGGCATTGCTGAACGCAAGGCAAGATCAGAGCGAACAAAGTTGTATTGGGAGAGTCCTGAGGGACAGGCTAAGAAAGAACGACTACGTCAAAAATATAAAGGCGTTAAAAAATCTTAGAACTGATAGCGGTTACTTAATAACCGAACCATACCGTATAATTCTTCGAGTGAGCCATTGTTTAAAATTACTTCGTCGGCCTGTTCATTAGCCCATGACCACTCACTTGCATGTATGTTTATTTGTGGCATGGACATCACAACAATGGCTTTTTTGTCGCCTTTGGCTGCCTTTTTAGCAATTTCCCACCACTCGGGGTCTTCGCCACGGTCAACACGGATAATTCTGCCGCCCATCTCGCGGATTGCTTCGACTTCGTTTGGGAAACGTGCATCGCTGATGACAACATTCTCGTCGCCTTTGTAGCGAGCCATTACTGATAACATCCAAATATCTTTGTGGAAATGGTTACGGAATACGTCAGTGCCGATTAGCTGAAGCGCCAACCGAGGTGTAAAGTTTTCGATACCGAGCTTCTCGCTCCACCATAGATCAACTTGTTCTCGTTGGATTCTACTCTCAGGTGTATCACCTTCAAGCATCGCTCTATCCCAGTTGAACAGAGCGGCTGTAGCATCTTTCAGTGTTGCCGCAAAGCTGTCTTGGCGGAAGCCATAGGTATTGACTAGTTCATCTGCGACGGTTCCTTTGCCTGAACCAATGCGGCCTAAAATTCCGATGAGCATAATGTATCCTTGTTATAGTTTAGGACAAGTATAACATCTCAGAGCAAATGTGTCAAGCTCTAATCGAAATTAGGGATTCGGTGCTGACCAGTGATGTCCTTGAGGCCACCTTCGCAATCAGGACACGGTGCAGTCGCTGGAACGTGATCGCCAGTCCATTCATCGGTATGGTCCCAATGGACTTCGCCTTCGCCACCACATGTTTGACACAGTTCGTATTCACCTGTGTGGTCGTCTTCGCCTTCTACGACCTGCAGATGGTACGGCGGAAGCCGCATATCTTTTTTGAACGCTTCATATTCCTCAGGAGTAATACTATCATCACTATCATCGAGCATAAAATCGTTTAGGCTATCGACGGTGTATTCGTCGTCTACCTCGCCAATTAGTTCGTCTAAGTGGCGTAGCATGGCAAGGCGACGAGCTTCTGCATTACGGTCGTCCATGATATAAGCAATAATGTCGTCTGCGGCATTTTCGTCTGCTTGTAACAGAGTATTATATTCCTCTGCTTGGGCTAGTGCGGGATGCTGACTAACGACTTCGCTTATTTTCATTATGCGGGTGTTTCTTCCTGTATAGGATTTACAAGCGGTACATTACGTAGTTTTAAAACTTGCGCAATCTTTGGCTTGTCTTTCTTGTTCTTTGGCGCAAAATATTGCTTCAGTAGTTCATCTGTAGACACTCTTAGTGCCGACACGGTGCTCTTCCGATTACCTAGTTTGAACTTGATTGTTCGTGAGACTGGCTTCGATCCTCGTTCTGCTCTAAACTTTGCTTTTGGCATTTTCCTATTCCTGTATGTAGGTAAGTATTGTTATATTATAGTTGTATTCTTGCCAAAAGTCAAGTGCTATTTTTACCTGTTGTCCTTAGAAAACATGCTCATTTCTTTGTCTGTGCCTTCGTGGCCATTAGGCAATTCCAGTACATCAATGAAATCATCAACAAGTTCTACACCATACATTTGGCGTACAATCTTGCGTCCGTGCTGCTTTTTATCGTCACTTGTACTGAGGGCGCCTTTGTCTGCTGTCTTGAATGCCTTGGCCGCATCCTTGGCGCTGCGAGCTATTTTTGCAGTTTCGTTGCCAACCTTAGATGGATTATTCCGCTCAGTGATGATTTCATTTATCTTCATTAGAACAGCAAGCCTCCAGGTAGAAACAAAACCATTGCCGCTATCACAAGTAGTCCAAATGAAATGATAGGCCAGTTAACGCCGAAGTTAAGTTTTTCGTAGAACTTATATTCTAGCCCAGTAAGGTTCGCCCACCAAGTAAAAAAGCCCTTGAATACGGCGCTTATTTTTTGCATTATCTTATCCATTTATTCCTCCTTTATCCAATACGGAAGGGCATGCCATCTCGGCCAGTTACAAAGTTTTGTATCTCCATCTCTAGTCGCTCAAGATCAGCGACAGCGTCTGCCTTCATTTGCTCGCCGTTCAGCAATACTGAACCGCCAGGGCCGGGGAGACCACCTGGGAATTTGCTGCGGGCTTCGCCGAGCATCTGCTTGGCTTTTGCAAGGCTGTAATCGCGGACCCAAGGGCCAGTGTAAGCATCAGTGAGAATCAAATCCTCAGGCTTGACCATCCATACCTTCGCCATTACGTCTTCTTCCGCTGTTGGGCGGCGAATAAGTTCTAACTGGTGTGTCGATGGGCGCCAAATAAAGTTGATCTCGGATCCAAACACTCGACCGATTGTCTCTTGGTATTGTGCGAAGAAATCCCAGGTAGCAAGGCCACCTGTGCGACCAGCTTGGAGAAGATAGATATTCGAGAACGCCGCCTCGAACGGATCGAAGTTTGTGCCGCCTGTACTGTTAGCACCTACACCGCGTCGATATAGCTTCTCTACTTCCTGCACTTCATTTGGTAGCGTGTAAACGTTTTGGTCTGGTTGCATCGTAAAGAATACGTGCGACTCTTCCACTCCGCCCGTTGTGCGCTGGCGGACACGTTCAATCGCAATTTTAACTGCGAGATTTAGGTGCTCTTCGTCCAGTTCAACTTCAACCATTTGGTCACCCAGCAATAGCTGGATTTCTTTGATCAAAGTGTACCGTGGCGTTTCTTGTGCTGACATGCAATCGTCCTCTGTATTATACAGAGTATTTATCAGCTTTTAGATATTAGTGGCGGTCTCTTTTCGGTTGGTCTTGATTTCTACGACGTGTTCCACGGTCTTCGCGCTGTTCACGACGATCTACACGCACCTGTGGTGGCGCTTGCTGCGGCTCTCGTTGGCGCTGAGGCTGTACGTGTTGCGGCTCTCGTTGGCGCTGAGGCTGTACGTGCTGTGGGGCTGGCGTGTGATTATTGCGTACCTGCGGCGGTGCCCTACGATTATCGTGTTGGCGATTATCGTGTTGGCGATCATTGTTATGGTGGCGAGGTGGGCGAACAACTGGCGGTGGCGTGTGAATATGATTATGCACTACAACCGGCGGTGCTGCGTAATAGCGGTGGTGAGCATAGTGAGGCGGAGCGTAATAGTAGCGGTAGCCTGGGTCGCCATATACTCGATAGCCGTTATAGTACGAGCTGCTATAGTAGCCGATGCTGTAATTAATATGACCAGCAGGATAAACATGTGGTCCGTAAGAACGGCCGCTGTGATAATCTACAGCAACAAATTCCATTCCAGCACAACCGCTTAGGACGAAAAATGTTGTTAGGGCAAGTAAAATACGCATAATAATATACTCCTTTGTAATATTATTTAGCTTATTATAACATTCTGAACCTGTACGTTAGCTTAATATCACAGCAAATACGTAATTTTTAGTTCTTTTTGCCGAAATTTCCGCTTACCATGAAGCCGACATAGTTATAATCGTCGTTATAACCGAACGACTGTTTCGTATTCGGTGTTTCGTGTATTTGCATTGTGTATTTCTTTTCGTGAATAATGGTGCCGAGTGATTCGCAGCCAGTTAATACAAATAATAGAGCGAGCATTAGTGCTATTCTCATAGTATTATTTACCATTAGTTTCTCCTTTGTGGATAGAGAAGTTTTTGATAAGTTTCTTATCTATCCTGCCACGCTCTTCAAATTCTATCCAACCGCTTCCTGTGTCGAGAAATTTATCAACGAAGACCGTTCCGTCGTTTAATTTAATACGAACGCGCTTGCCTTTGTTGGTTGAGCTATGTGTCGACATTTAATATTCAGCGATAGTCCATTCGGTTGCATTTCCACTGGTAACGACGGCTGTGGGAAAATGGTGTCGAATTATATCCTTTGAAAATTGGCGAGCAACATTAGGGCCGGTTAGATGCACAGGTATGCATACTGTAAAATAAATTTTGACACCGCTGGCAAGCTTGCGTCGTGAGACTTTTACTTTCAGTCCGGCGTCTACAAGCTCTTTCTTGATGCTCTCGACCGCAGCAACCTTATCTTGCTTGCCAGCGAGCTTATCCTTGAAGTCGTCTTTGTTAGGTCTCATTTTAAGTCCTGTACTTGTAAATCAAGTTTGTATAATCAGATTGAAACAAGGATACGTTATAGAATAACTCGATTATTGCGTAACCTTCGCGCTTGTAACAACCTTTGGTTGTAAAATATAAAACATTCTTACGTCGTCTTATTGTTAGGGTAGCATAAGGGAGCCGCTCGAAGAACAACTTCTTCAGTTGCTCTTCGTCGTTCACGGCAATAAGTTCGTGTACACAATGTAGTATTTATCCTTACTTGACTACTTTTAGAATTACAATGTGTTCGTTCATCCGACCTTTCATCTGAGAATCAACGGCCTTGATGTCGTTCAAAAACGTGCGCAATTTGACCTTGCCACAAACCATAAATGCCTTGAGCTGTTCTGCAGGTTTACGCAATGTCTTTTCTCTGCTGTCGTTAGTCGAGAAGTTTGTAATGCTTGCACCCTTGACCGACAACCCATCGGCGTCTGCTGCTACGTAGCGTCCAAGCTTGCGATACTTAGTGTTATACACCCAAATCTCGCTTGCGCCGAGTATGCCAGCGGGGCTTACGCTTGCAACACCATCGGCGTCACTACGCTTGCAATATTTTAGCTTCGCGATCAGCTTCTCCGTTGATGGTGCTTTCTTTTTGCGCGTCTTGCGTTGCGCCTTGGAGACCGTTGCGATCATATCCGCTGCTGTAAGAATACTTTCGAGCAATTTTTGGACGCGGAGTGCTGCGCTCTTTTGTATGTTCTTGTAGCCTTCGACTACCTGCTCGTCCTTGTTAGCGATCACAGCCTTGATTTCCTCAAGTTCTGGCTCGTAATAATTTTTGATCCAGCGGGCTTGGCCTGCCTTGAATCCAGCGACGGCCAATTGAGCGGCCGGGTCCATTGTTTTCGTTATGGACTTGACCTTACCAAACATGACGTCGTCGATCCACTCATCGAACTGCGCACCAACGGCTTCCGCCTGTTCGCGCATCCGATCCTGAACCGTTAAAACTGGCCCTGTCGGTGTTTCGTCTGCTTTCTTATCGGCCTCTTTGGCGGCTTTCTTGGCTGCTTTCGCAAGGGCAATCTTTTCCGCTATGCTATCCTTGAAGCTCGCCTCCATCTGTTCGGTCAATTCTCCGCCACCGTTGATGATGTGTGCGTATTTTCCCAGCATGGCAAGGGTGCCATCGCTGAGAACATTTAGCGTTCTGTAATCGAGACCTGCCTTCTTGGCATATGCGAGCAAGTCCTTTTTGAGTGCCTTGTCGGCCATCTCATACTGGCAGTAGTGGAGCGCAGAAAACACCAAGTGGCTGTGCTTTTTATGCGTCCGTTTCACAATGCTCATATCAGGTGTTTCAAATACGTATTTCGATTTCTTGGCCATGTAATTCTCTCCAGTGTTTGGATCTATTTAGTATAACATCATCTTATACTAAAATCAAGTTGTTTATAATCCGTGCTCGTAGGTCATGCCTAAAGCTTTACAGCGGGCATATGCCGTCGCGGTTTTCGCTTCAACTTCTCGCTGACCGTGTGCATTGGCAAATACGCTGCCAAGATACCGGTCTTCTTGTCGCAAGGCGAATTCATATGCGTCAAGGGCTGCTTTCTGTTCTTTGGTTTTGCGTATCTTGGTCATGTTATACGTCCAGTATCTCAAAGTCAGGCTCTTCTACGAGCTTGATGTCGTCGGTAAGCTCTAAAAGAATTTTGCTGTCGACGGATTCGTTATACTTGAGTTCCTCTTCCTCGAGTGCCAGTTCCTCTAACGTGCGATAAACTTGTCGCTCCGTGGATGGAGACTCGAGAGTGAAGTGCGCATAATGCTCTAGCTCGCCGTCGGCATTGCGCGCCGTTGATAATTTCTCTGTTACTATCGTGTCCTCAAACGTTTCGCCGACGAGAATTTTTAGCGTCTGCGTCGTATCGTTGCCGTTGTTGAGGTATGTTACCTGCTGATT